GGCTCGCGCAACGCTCCAAGCAACGGCCGGGCGACACGTTCGCCGGCGGCTTGTGGGGCGGTGCGATGCTGTCGGCGCTCGGCGTCGATGGCGCCGGCAAGCTGTTGGAGCATGCGACGGGCAAGGGCGGAAGCTTCGGCCTGTCCAAGGTGGTTGCAGCGATGGCGCCGGTGCTGGCGCTGACTCAACTCGCCGACAACATCCTCGACGACGACGATGTGAACCGGCTCAAGAAATATGAGGCAAGCCCGCGCTATCGGTTCGATCAGTTGCGCGAGCTTGACGACAAGGACAAGGCCGCCGGCATTTACGGCGATCCTGAGTTCGAGGCTTACGTCAAATCGCAAACCGCAGCGAAGCGCGCCGGGCTCAACGGCGAGCTAGATCAGTTCGGCTATAACCCCGCCGTCACCTCGGGGCGCTATCAGGCGGGCGGGCCTGGCTGGTCGATCGACGACATCCGCCACGCGACCGGGATCGGCTCGGGCGAGCCGGTCAAGGCCGAGATCGTCGGCAACGCCACGCTCGACGCCACGATCAAGGTGCAGGCCGGCGATGGGTTTTGGGCGCAAGTCGAGCAGCGCATTCAAAACGGCATCAACGCCTTTCGATCGAGCGGCGGCCCGTCAACCGGCACGGCCGGATCGACCGGGAAATCGATGCCGGAAGCAGGGGCGCCGCAGTGACGTTAAAAGGCACCGCGCCAGCCTAGCCGGCGCGAGCCATGCGTTAAAATCCAAGGCCGGGCAGAGATAGCCCGGTGCGTTAAATGAACGGCCTTCAAGGGTGATCTTGAGGGCCGTTTTTGTTTCGTACGATACAAAAACGAGGTTCCCCGGCTATGGCATCAACCGAATGTCGCGACTGGCTCAAGACGTTGTGGCCGGCATCGTTCAAGGGCGTTCCGTTCTATTTCGAGCAAGACAAAGAGGAAGGCGGGCGCGGCCTCGTCGTGCATACCTTCCCGAACCGGGATGATCCCTACGTCGAGGATTTGGGCGAGGAACCTCGCATCTATTCCGGCTCGGCCTATGTGCACGGCGACAATGCCGACGGGCTCGCCAGCACGCTTAAGGCCGCGCTCGCCTCGCGCGGCGCCGGCATCCTCGTCGTGCCGTATTTCGGCCCGGTCACGGTGCATCTGCAAACCTTTGAGCGCACGACGCAGCGCGATCAAATGGGCTATGTCGCGTTCGAGCTAAAATTCGTTCGCAAGGGCGCATCCTCGGGCCTGATCTCGGCGCCGCTGTTGCAGAACGTCGCCTTTCAAGCCGCCGACACCGTGGCGAACGTGCTCGGGCAACTGTTCCCGCTCACGATCTCGACGCTCGGGCGGCCCGATCTCGCGGTGTCGGCCGTCACCGACACACTATCGCAAGGCGCCGCCGCGCTCGATGTGCTGCGGCAATCCTACGCCATCGATCCGGCGGTGTCCGCGCAAGTGCGCGACGCGATCCCCGCCGTCGTCGCTGGCATCGCGGCGGCGATCACCAATGACGCGGCGCCCGGCGCGGCGGCATCGAGCGCCGTCGTGAGCCTTGTCGGCCTCGTGCGCCAGACGATGGACGCAATGCCGGCGACATCCGCGACGCGGGCGGCGCTTGAATTGGCGGCGGCCTTCCCGGTTGTCGTCGCAGGCGCGCCGTACCTGTCGCCGACGGTGAAGCTTGCGGCCGATAACGCCGCCGTCGCGACGCGCGCGGTGCGGCTCGCCGCGTTGACGGCGTACGCCGAGGCCGTGTTGCGCTCGACGTTCGTCGCGCGGCCCGACGGTGTGACGGCGCGCGGCGAGGTGGCCGAGCGTTTCGAGGCTGAGCTTTATCAAACCGACGGCGCCGAGAATGCGGCGCTGTTCGTCGCGATCTCGGATTTGCGCGACAAGGTAATCGACTGGATCACGCAAACGATCGCGAACCTCGCGCCGGTGATCACGGTCGAAAGCAACGTGCAGCGCCCGGCGCTCGATCTCGCGTGGATTCTCTACGCCGATCCGACGCGTGCCGACGAATTGGTCGCGCGCAACAATGTCCGCAATCCGTTCTTTATGCCGCGAGTGATTTCGGCGCTGGCGAGGTAGTTCGATGCTCAACGACGAGGTTGTGACCGTTCTCGCGGGCGGCATGCAGTGGACGGCTTGGCGGCGCGTCATGGTGCGCGCATCGTTCAAGTCGGCGGCGCGATCGTTTCAGATCACGGCGGCGGCCGAGCCGGGCGGCGCCGCAACGGCCTGGGCCTTCAAGGCCGGCACGCAAATCGACATCCTGTTCAATGGCACGCTTGTGTGCCGTGGCTATGTCGATCGCTATCAACCGAAACTGAGCCGGCACAAGACGGCCGACATCAACATCTCGGGACGCGGCAAGTCGCAAGACTTCATCGACTCGGCGGCGGTGCACGATACCGGGCAGTTCAAAAACAAGGACCCGCAAGAGATCGGCGCCGCGCTCGACAAATTCGGCGTCGGCATCGCGACCGACGAGCAGCTTAAAAAGGTGCCGATCTATCGCATCACGCCGGGCGAGACCGCATTCCGGTGTGTTGAGAAGCTTTGCCGCGAGCAAGGCGTTTTCCCCGTCGGGCAGGCCGACGGCTCGATCAAGATCACCAAGGGCGGCAAGACGCGCCACGCCGGCGGCCTGATCGAGGGTGTTAACATCGAGGAATGCGACGCCGATCACAATTTTGCCGGCCGACATTCCGACGTGATCGTGCGCGGGCAAAAGCCGTATGGGCACGGCGAGGATGCGTTGCAGGTCGAGGGCATCGCGCGCGACGCCGAGATCGGCCGCTATCGCCCCGTGATCGTCATTCACGACGGCGACACCGACAAGGATCGCGCCAAGAAACGCGCGAGCACGCGGCGCGATCACGAAGCCGGCAACAGCCTGAAAGCCAATGTGACCGTGCAGGGCTTTCGCGATGATGGCGGCACGATTTGGGAGCCGGGCGGCTTGATCTTTACGCAAAGCCCGTTCCTCGACATCTCGCAAGATATGGCGATCGAAAGCGTCGAGTGGTCGCAGGATCGTTCCGACGGATCGTTGAGCGTGTTGTCGCTCGTCGATCCGCGCGCGCTCGGCGGCCAAGGCGGCAAGGGCGGCTCGGCTGGCGGCGCGTGGGGTTCTGACGCGGGGGATGATGACTGATGTGGGTTTGGTTTCCAGAAGGGCAAGAGGGCCTGATCGGCTCGCTCCGTCGCGCGACCGTGCAGAAAACGGACGATAGCGGCACGCAACAAATCCTCAAGAAAATGACCGGCCTGAAATCCGAAACATTCGAGGATGTGTATCGGCCGCAGCCGCACGGGTTTTCCTCGCACGCGCCGAGCGGATCGGAGGGCGTTTACCTCGCGCTCGGCGGCCGATCCGATCGGTTGCTCGCGCTTGGCTTTGAGCACAAGGATTATAGGCCCAAGAATACGCCGGAAGGCGGAACGATCCTTTACAACCACACGGGCGACGTTGTGCGCGTGTTTAAGGATCAGCTTGAGGTTTTTCATACCAAGACGATCAAGCTGTCGATCGGCAAGGGCGTCAAGCAATCCGACGATAGCCATTGCACCGTCGTCATGACGGCGAACGATATCACCATCACGCGCGGGCAATCGAGCACCAAGCTTGAGGATGCCAAGATCACCCACACGTCGCCGCATGTCGTGATCAAATCCGATCGCGTCGATCTCGGCGACGAGGGCGGCGATCCCGTCGGGCTCTGCTCGGGCGGATGCGCAACAAAAGTTTTCGCGGTGTAAGCAATGGCAAATGATGTTGTGATCCGCGTCGCCGAGGGGTGCGCGGACGATTTCAACGTGCTGTGGGATTCCGTGTGGGACCCGGCGCGCGGCGTCGCCGATTGGGCGCTCGCCGATAACGACGAGGCCGCCAACCGTGGCGGCTTGCGCGCCAAGGCCGCCATTACGACGGCCGTCGTGCTGGCGCTGTTCACCGACAAGCGCGTCGATCCTGATCATCCGCTTTATTTCCTCGCCGACGGCGACGCGCGCGGATGGTGGGGCGACGGCGTGGATGTGCGCGACGATCTTAACGAGGGGCCGCTCGGCTCGCATCTGTGGCTTTTGGAGCGGGCGCCGCTGACGATCCTCGGCTTGCCGGCGACGCAGTGGGCCGAGCAATTCGCCTTGGAAGCGCTGGCGACGCTGAAAGAGCAGGGCGTTTGCGTGCGCATCGACGCGCAAGCGGTCATGAATGAGATCGAGGGGCGGCTTGAGTTGCAAGTCGGGCTTTACGGCCGCGACGGCTCGGTTGTGTTCGATCGAAAATTCGATGTGCTTTGGAATCAGGTGGCGCGCTAATGTTTTCGATCCCCACTCTCTCGGACTCGGTTGTGCGCGCGCGGCGCGCGTTCCGGTCCTATCTGCCGGGCTCGGATGCCTGGATTTTCCCGAACAACATCAACCCGACGGCGAAGGTGTTCGGCGGCATCGAGCACGCGCTATTCGGCTTCGCCGACTACGTTCAAAAGCAGAAATTCGCGCTGACTGCGGACTCTGAAAACCTCGATTTGCACGGCGAGGAATTGGGCCTCGCGCGCCGGCCGGAAACGGCCGCGCGCGGCCCGATCGATATCGTGACGACGGACGCATTGACGGTCGCCGCCGGCGCCGTGTTTCGCCTCGGCGACGGCACCGAGTATCTGGCCGAGATCGGCGGCGGCACGGCGTTCGCCGGCACGCTGTCGATCGATGTCGTCGCCTCTGCAAACGGCGCGTCGTCGAATGCGATCAGCGGCGCGCCGATCGAGATCGTGTCGGGCGTGAGCGGCGCCGGCCTCGATGCGGCTACCGCGAGCGTCGGAAGCGCCGGCATCGTCGGCGGCCTCGATGTCGAGGACGATGAAACGTTTCGTGCGCGCATCCTGTTTCGCAAGCGCAATCCGCCGCACGGCGGATCGCCGGCGGACTATGTGATTTGGGCGAGTTCCGTCACCGGAGTGACGCGCGTGTTTGTCGAGCGGCTGTTCAACGGCCCCGGCACGGTGCGCATTTTCCCGCTGATGGACGATCTCTACGCCGACGGCATTCCGCAGGCCGGCGATATCGATCGCGTCGCGGCGTATCTCGACACGGTGCAGCCGGCGGGCGCAAGCGTCACGGTTGCGGCGCCGGCGGCGGTGCCGGTGGCGATCTCGATCGGCGGCTTGATGCCGTACACAACCGATGTTGAGGAAGCGATCCGCACCGAGTTGAAAGCGACGTTCCGCCTCAACTCGCGCGTTGCCGGCATCGACAAAATAGTGTCGTCGATGCCGTATCTCGCGGCGCCGACATCGTTCTCGCGGTCATGGATTTGGCAGGCCATCGCCAACGCCTCGGGCGAGTTGCGCCATCGCGTCGATGCGCCGCCGGCCGACATCGCGCTCGCCTCGACGCAGATCGCCACGCTTGGCGCCGTCTCGTTCTCCGCGACGTAAAAAGGGAATCCATATGGCAAGTTGTGAGCAAGCGCGGCCGGCGCCGCTGCGGTGCCCTACGGCGCATGAAGTGTTGCAATCGGTGTTGCAGCATTTGCCGCGCGGGCGAGCCTGGCAATCGAATGAGGGCGGCCCGCTGATGGGGCTCGTGCGCGCGTTCGATCCCGGCGCGTTCGATGATCCGCCGTTTCAGACGCGGCAACGCACGCAAAGCTCGTTGCTTGGCTTCTGGCGCTCGATCTCGTCGGTTGTCACGTTCATCCTGCAACGCTTCTGCGATCTCCGTCTCGAATTCTGGTGCGCGACGCACAAGGAAACGCACGATCTCTGGATGGCGGAATATGGCTTGCCGGATAGTTGCGACCCGTTCCCCGATCTCTGCACCAAAGTCGCCGCCCTCGGCGGGGCGCGCTGCGAATACTACGCGGCGATTGCCGCGCGCGCGGGCTGGACGATCACTTGCGAGAACATCCTCGACACCGATTGCGGCGCCTCGGCCGGCAATGCGGTCGCCGGCTGTGATGTGGCGGGCGGCGTGCACGCCGGCGGCATGCTCAAGATCGTCGTGAACCTGCACGAAAGCCCGGCCTATGCCGGCGCATTCGAGGCTCTGCCCTACGCCGGCAATTTCGGCGCCGGCGAAACGCTGGCCTGCGATCCCGACATCACCCCTCTCACTTGCATCCTTGATCGCGTGGTGCATGCGCACATCGCGATCGTTTACGACATCAACGAAGGAACCTAAGAAAATGTCTCTTGATATCGTCGGCCCGTCGTCAAACGCTCCTAACGTCGTGACGAACCGGCCCGCTGAAACGCGCGTGTTCGCTGCGGATGACACGTGGTTGAAGGACTGCACGAGCCAGACCGTCAACGACGGCACCAAAATCCAAGCCGGATTTCTCAATGGCATCATTGCGCAGTTGCGCAAGACGATCCGGGGCAACGGCTTCAATGCGTCGTCGCAACCGATCGTCACCGAGGACAATTCCGACGATTATATGATGTTGCGCGCAATCTGGCATCTGATCCAGCGCGCGCAACCGACCTATGCCGATGGCGTCGGCAGCGGCAATGCCGTGACGATCGCGCCGACGCCGGCGTGCAATGAGTACGTCAATGGCCTCACGTTCCGCATCAAATGGCCGGCCGATTGCGCCGCGGGCGCGGTGACGGTCGCGGCGAGCGGCTTGCCGCCGGTCAATGTGGTGCGCACGAGCGGCGCAAACCCGATCGCGGGCGATCTCGTCAAAAACATGATCGTTGAAGTCACGTATGATGGCAGCAAATTCCAAATCATGGGATCGCCGCCGAATGTGCTCGCCGCGCCGCGCACCTACTACGTCAACGGCGTGACGGGTAACGACACGACGGGCGACGGCCTCACGCCGAGCACGGCGTTTGCGACCATTCAAAAGGGCGTCAACGCGGCGGCGATTTGGAATCTCAATGGCTTTAGCGTCACGGTTTCGGTTGCGGATTATAGCAACTATGCGCCTGTCACCCTGCCGGCTGTGAATGGCACCGG